ACTTCTGGGCGCTCAACTTTACCCGAACGCCATAGTTGAGGCATTTCAATTCTACTGTATTTAGATCGCGGCATGTCCAAGTAATCGGCTTTTGTAAACTTTGAGTCTTTGTCCATCTCAGCCGCACGCCAAACGCTTTCATTATACAATTCACTGTAAGCTGGTTTGCCAGTTTTATCTCGAATGAAGTCGCCGGAATTATCCACTGCTGTAATACGCCCACCAGGTGAGCTAACTAATCTTGGTGGATTGTTAGCAAATATCTCATTAACTTGGGATTCACTTCGGTATTCAAGGAGTGCTTTCCTCACTACATTTTGAGAATGTGACGCTAAGATACCCATCTCATTTGTATCAAGGGGAACATTGTTGCGGTCTAATATAAAGTTACTACCTTGTTCCACCTTGTATGATTCATCCATATTTTTTTGATAATCTTTCAGGTAGCTATCAACGTTTGTTAATTTATAATCCCCATTGAGAGCACCCATGAATTTTACGTAACGCATGGCTGCATCAAGTTGGGATTCTTCTGCCTGTCCACCGTTGGCCTGAGAGCGTAACCATGGGCTTATGTTTGATAGATACGGCAATATTTTTTGCTTAAGCTTGCTATTTGAGTAACCTTCATCACTTGTATCTAATTGTTCGTATTTATCAGCCGCAGATATTGCTTTGTCTCCACCCGATAGCGCATTATTTTGCTGAGACTTTACGAAGTTGTTTAAAAACTGGGTGTCACCTGTTTTTAATAAATTACCCACTGTATAAACCACGCCAGCTTTACGTGGGTCGTCTTTAAACGCATTCATAGCGTACGCACGGTTTTCATTACTTAGAATTCCGAGGCTGCTAATCATGGCTGTGACATCGCCACCCTGATTGAACCCGTCAACAATGGGTTGCAGGTATTGCTGCGGTATAGGCTGTCGTATGTTATCAGGGTAATTAGCTCCAATACCTAGCGCATTTACTTTGCTAATCATTTTATTTAAATTATCAACCCGTCTTAAATCTTTTTGCTGATTTATTTGGGCTGGCGTACCAAAATCAACGGATTGATTAATGGACGCGTCTTCATTCGCAAAGCCTTCATAGATTCGAGCACCCTCAGGTGTTGCAGAAACAAACGCTTGATAGCCGCTTGGTTGCTCAATATCAGTAAAAAAGTTATTAAGACGATGGTAATAACCTTCTTCTTCCATGGTTTTTTCATTTTTGCTCTTTAGGTACGTTTGACGTTGTTGTAATAAATCCCAACTTGCACCAGAATTTATATCACCATCCGCTCGATGTGAGCCACGCCCATACCTTAATAAACCTTTGACTTCTTTGGAGCCTAACGCTGTTAACTCCATAACCGATGGATTATTTCCACTAGCATATTTAGATTTAGCATCTGCAACTGAAATCTGCGCCATGTGATGATTTGATATCATCGCTGTTGCGTGGCTAATAGGTAGGCCAGCATTTAGCATCGGAATTTTTTGCGTTTCCGACGCATGAAAAGCACTTAATTCTGAGGCGTTAAGTGTTCCTTCTCTCATTCCTTTTGCTAACTCTTGAGCGTTTTCTACTTTTATTTCTAATTGTTTATGTAAATTATTGGCTTCGGTTGGTGTCAATACGCCTGACGCAACTTGACCTTTTAAAGCTTCGTATTGGTCTTCAATAAATTGGTCTGCGCCCTCGGGGTCTTGGAACATCTTTTCAATAATCGTTGATGAGGTATCACCAAACGCTGAAAGTGACGCGTACTTCGCTTGCATCATGCCAAGTTTTGCTGACGTTTCACCGGCTTTTAATCCAAGGCTTCGAGACATTGTATTGGCTGAAGCATTTAATTGTGCTCTATCTTCACCATTAAGCTTGGAATTTTGTTTTATTTTCTCAATGGATGTTTTAGCATTGTTGGCAATATCCTCAGCATGGGCAGGGCTTTTAAACATTTCAATCTTGCTGTTTGCTTCAACATCCTGAATCATACTATGCGTTTGCAGCAAGTTAGATTTTGATGCTGCTGAGGCAAAGTCAACGGATTTTTCCATTGTTCTACCGGCGATTTTACCAAAAACCTGCGCTAAGTTATCAAGGCCACGTGCTTGGGAACCTGGGTTAGGTGGGTTTATAATCGGGTTAGATTCGTTGCTTCTAACAAATTCCTGAACCATTATAAATCCTCCGCCTTAGGCAACTTACTGACTAAGTTTGCCGCATTAAATGAGAACTCTGCAACTTCACCAAACAGTTTGGCGTGCAATGTGCGTTTAACATTTCTACGTTCATCATTCAGAGCATCTTGCGCAATAGAATCCGTAAGTTTATCGTTTCGTGCTTGCTTTGAACCTGTGTTTATGGTGTCACGCTGCACGGCATTAAAGCTTGGGGAATCAAAAGCAACGCCTCGCGTAGTCATCTGTGCCGTTTGCTTGCTTATCATCTTCTCGGTTAAATCAAGGTTTTGAAGTTGTTTCTGCTGATATTGAATCGACTGCAACCTTGATTGCTGATTAATTGCTGATAAATCGGCTTGCGCTGCTTCTTTTTCAGCACTCATTTTTGCAACTGTTGCCCCTGCTGAGATTGCAGCCAATGCAATACTAACGTCTACGCCCATGATAGCCCCTATGCTTAAATTACGGCCATATCAATTTCATAGCCAATAGATAATATTTGTAAATCGAATGGTGACGATTGCGTGATAACAATTGCAGATGGATCGAACCTTGAGTACCCAGCAAATGGCGAAAATATCGCGGTGTCAGTTTTAGGCACAAGCGGTAATCCTGCTTGTATTTCTGCAAAACTTTGGTATTGAACCAGTTTACCATTAATGAAAAAGTTTAAAGATTCGTAGTAATCAACGTAAACGCGATTTAATTGTTTTTGAAACGCTGCTGAAGTAGCACTATAAAACGGATACATAGGTTTTATTTCAACATCATACAATAGACCAACTTGCACAGACCCTGAGTCACCCAGTGGGTTATCAGCCGTTACAATACCACCTGATACGGTGTATTTTCCAAAATCTTGGTTTTGATACACAACTTGAACTTCATAACCTTCAAGCATAGACAGTCCGTTAATTAAACCGGTGGTGGTCATCTGTTTGTTTTGAGAGTTATCAATATACGTTTCACTTTGAAGCCTTTCAATCGTATACGTTTGGGTGTTGGTGTAATATTTTAAAATGTATACATGATTTTCAACCGTGACAATATCCACCAGGTCTATATCTTCAGCCGATTGAACACCATCTACCGTTACAAGCGTTTTGAACTGCATGGGTGTTAACGCTGCCAATCCCACTTGGTTAGAGAATTGGAAAGCTGTGATGGTATTATCTGCCTGGTTCAGGAAGTAAATAAAATTATCTTGTGATGTATCTGTACCACGTAACAGTGCTCGGCTTTCAGGGTTTTTAACTAAGTGCTGGCTTTGCTGCGCAATATTGGTCGACTTATACGCCAAGCCTACCCCTTCAAATTGATAATTAATTAAAGCTTTTCCTGTTTTTTGAACAAAATAAGAATCGTTAAAATACGTTTGAGGCTTGAGCAAACTTGATGAGCCGTACGATGATTGCTGCCGAATAGAAAACGAACCTGGCGTTAATCCAACGTCATCATTTTGAGGTGCTACAAACTCATAGTTTGTTGTGTATACTTCCAATTGCTTGCCGCCGTTTAACCATAGAATTTCACCGGCATACGTTTGTCCAAGTGTATAAACAATAGCATCCGTTTCTTTTCCTGTTCCCACGTCGAAAGATATTGGCTGGTTAATCTTAGAGCCAAACACGGTATTCGGTAAAAGCTGTGTGTTACCAAACCATAACCTGTTTTGAAAATATAATACTTTTGCTGGATAACCAAGGCCATACGGGTTACTAGGCTCGCCCACCCATGCAGGTTGACGGATTGAATACTGAGAACCGACGGTTGAATAAGCAGCCGTTTCAAATGCAATTTGAACCAGTACCGTAAATGTAACTGTTGTTCCTACTTGATTTACACCGCTGCTCTTTACTACTCCATAACCAATAGGTGAGGTTGCGCTTACGCCCCCTCCTACTATTTGTCCGCCTACCCATGCATTATTATAAACCGCTGTGGCTGGCAGGTTAGAAAATGCAATTGTCATCGTTCCACCGCTTATGCCCGAACCACCAATGACAACCGTTGTCGCATTATAATTTACTTTGTTGAAATCATAGGCCGGTAATGGGTAGATATTTAAATATTCAAATGCAAAAGTTAATGGTTCGTAACTTGATATGAAGATTCGGCCAGGTGGGTACAGTGGGGACGTTAAAATAAGTGAGTCATTATCTTGGGTATAATCAAGACCGGCTAAATCTGAAGCGTTGTAATCAGTAGGTATGGTTTGAACGAACGATAATGTTGGGTCGTTAATAACAACATTTGCGCCTGTATCCGTTATTACTAAATTCCCATTAAACGTCGCAACAAAAGATTCAGACTCCGGAACACCAAAAACGTAAAATGCACCTTGTGCGCCAAGTATTAAATAGTACTCGCCGTTTTTGTCAACGAACTCATACATGGTTGATGCTTGAGAGGCATAATTTGTGGCGTTTAATTCAAAGACTGTTCCCTTGCGCTTTTTAACCAAGCCAGTTGTACCAACTTCGCAATTTAAAAGCTTTTGTGCAGCGGTCAAATAGGATTCAACGTCGGTTCGCTTCCATGTAACTTGGTCTGCTTCTCCGGAATTGAAGCTACTTTGGCGTATCATCTTATTTGCCATGCAACATACCACCATTCATTGGTAATTTATTAATATCATGATAGCATAACGCTTCGAGTCTAGGCAGGCCAGCCGAATTGTAAGAACCTCACTTACTTGACTCGATTATTCATGAGGACACCGGAGGAGTGAGTATGTCTGATATAATCAAAGTTTGTAAGGTTCATGGTGAGTTAACATTAGAGCAAACCTATAATTTTGGAAAAGGTGTTTTATGCAAACCTTGTCATTCTGCTCGAACTAAAAAATGGGCATCCAATAATAAAGAATACTGCACCAATAAATCATTACAATGGCAAAAAGATAATAAAGAAAGGTATTCTGAAATAAAGACTAAATCCTGGTATAAACATCATGAACAAAACCTTACAAAAGGTCATGTTAATTACCAGGAAAATAAAGAAAAGTTAATAGAACGTTCTCTAGAGAGATATCATACAAATCCAACCGCTGCTTCCCACAGGAGGCTTAAGCGTCTATTTGGTATGACTCAGGATGAATACGATACCATAGAAAGAGAACAGAATTATAAGTGCGCTATCTGCCTTAACCCCGAAACAATAAAAGACAATAAACAGATTAATATACGCAAACTTGCTGTTGACCACTGTCATGACTCTAACAAGGTTCGTGGACTTCTTTGCTTTAAATGCAATATTGGCCTAGGGAAATTTAATGACTCTATTGAAGAATTAAATAATGCCATTAGTTATTTGATTAAACACCAGGATGTATAAATTTAAACGAAGTTGACTCTTTGGAAGTCATTGTATGGTGAACCTCGAACCGGCCTTTCCATGTCATCCTGAATAATCGCCTTGGCAATCATTTTTTGATATTCTTTCTCAAGGTATTGGGTGAGCTGTACGTTGTTGGTTAGCGTAGGAGCAAGCTTACACGCTGCATACAAAACAAGAGCGCGAGCAAATAAAGGAGGGTAAACGGAAGGGTCTGCTTGATTTACAATGTAGTAATAACCAACCGGATTAACTTGAGCCAACAATAAACCATCTGCAAATTCATAGATAGGCCATTGTGAGCCTGTTGCTTGCCATTTAAAAAACTTACCGAAGTTTCCAGGTAACTGGTATGTGTAACTGTAATCAGGTGAAAAGTTTGTGGTTAATGGGGTGTCATCGAATCGGTATACAACTAAAAACGTCCAGTTGTAATCCAGGTAAAGCTCGGGTTCTAATTCATAAATCTTAGCACTTGCTGCTTGCGCGTCGGGGCTTTCCTCAACTGAGGCGACCGAAAGCCGCCCCAATTCAGAAAGAGTACGATTTACAAGTTGTAAATGCGTAGGCATCTGTTATACCGCAATAACGTGGTAATTTACATGCGCTACAAATGTACTGTCACCCGTTGTAAAAGCCTGGGTCACATTACTCAAGTATAAACCTTTGTTCGAGGTTGATGAAAATGGAGCTGGTACAACACCACGATTAAAGGTAAATACTGTGCTCGCTGTTACCTGGAAGGTAGCCGCTGCTAACGTTGTTGATGCAATAATTCCCGCGCCATTGGCTGTGCTGCCCCATTGAATCGCTGCTACTCCCCCAGCCGCATACGCTGCTGCAACATAGGTTTCAACAAGTGATACGTTATCCAGAACGATTTGATAACCTGCACCAGGTGCGGCAACCAACAGTTTTGGCGCTACGTACATTCCATTAAATTCAACGGCTGTTATAGCAACTGAAGCAGATTTAAATGCTGAACTAGGAACCTGAGTTAGCGACCACGCGGAGCTTGCATAACCTACAACAAATTCAGCATACGAAGCACTCTCGCCTGTACTCAATGGAAACACTGATAAATCAGCGTAGTTAATTGAGATAACATCATTAGCTTTAATCTTAGCCGCTAAGTCAGTTACATAGCCAGCTACTAAAATAGTAGCCAGACTATCAGTTGTACTTGCAATAAATTTACTTGGAGCAGTGGAAATATTGCCTTCAGTGATTAATGCAAAAGTTTGAAAATTAGACATAAAATTTCCCCTTATGGATTAGCCGCGTATGGGTTAACCGTTTCAATCAATGCAATACCGTTATACTGAATAACGTTTGCGCCTGAAGTTAACACGGTTAGCAATTCCCAACGGTCGTTTTGTGCAACCCATGTAATACTGGTTTGCACATCACGGTTGAAGATTTGAACCATGGAATCCTCTTGAATTAACGGCACCAAATACGTGTCATCTGTTCCGTCGGTTGTGTATGGAATTGTGTTGATACCATTAGCACCCAAGGTACGAATATCGACACCAAGGTATGAATTCAGTTGATTGTCTACTAATGGGCGTTTGTCGTTATAAAACAAGTTAACCACACGGTCATCATTGAGCATGGATTGCTTGGTAATTGCAGGAAGCCACAACGAACAAGCGTGATCCATTACCTCAACACCTTGGTTTTCAAGGTAAGATAATGCTTGTGCCATCTTGCCTTCATTCATACCTGTGTTAACACCTACAGCTTTATCAACGGTATAAATCGTGCTGTAACCTAATGAAGTTACGAGGGCATTAATTTTAATGTAATCGACCATACGAGCAGCCGCCAATGCATGAAGTTTTGCATGGTCAACAATCTTATCGTAAGCAAATAGTGTTTTCTCACCACCGCCAATAACAGTTTTTAATGCGTAGTTGTATGGAACAACCAAAACATTGGTTGCGTCAACTGGAGTTACTGGAATATCGGTTGGTGCGAACGTTTGATTTTCCATCTCGATAATATCAGAAACTGGAACGTTAGTAGCTTCACCGGTTGTGCCGTGGCGTTCTTCAATGGTATCCGCTAAGTATTGTTTATTCTGGTAACGAATGGTTACTTCGGTGTCAAACAGTTGTGACGCTGTTGCTAAGTCAATTTGGTCTGCCATGATTGCGGCTCCTAATAGTAAAAACAAATACAATGTTTCT